AGGTTACTACTGATGATGACGATACAATGTCATACTTTGCTAAATTGGCACAGGAAGACTAAAATCCACCTTTGAGTCTGCAGCTCTTTGGATGGTGTGTGACCCTCAGCACATAATGAGGTACGGGCTTCCGGTATACAGAGAAGCTAGAAGGGGCGGCACCGCGGAAGGTCGCCCCTTTGATTTATCTACCACCTAGGCCACTTGGGCCTGTTCTCTTCAAGTTTGGATCATTAGAATTTACAGTATCAGTATTACCTGGGAATGACATTGGATTTACTGATGTTTGAGTAACACTATTATCATCAGCAGATACAACTGTATTTCCTCCACCACCACCATTATTAGTTGGCGCAGGTGGGATCATGTCAGGTGGAGCTAAAGCTGCTCTTAAATTAGAAATATTAGCAATTGCTGTTTGATAATCTATTTCCGGACTTGCCAATCCTTTAATAGTTTGTTCTGTGAATGGTAACCAACTATCATCAAATTTACCACCCATAATTGCTTTTTCAATTACTGGTACAGATGCTGCTAAATCTTCAGCAAATCTTTTCATGTTTAATGTACTACCATCAAACTTAAGCTTACCTAACTTTTCAATTGAAACAGTAAGACTATCTACAGCACGTGAACCTTTTTCTAAATCATCTGCTTTATCTGCAACTTTCATTACTTCATCAAAAGCATTATCTTGGCCAGTAAAGAATGAAATAATTGCTTCAGCTGCATTCGTAAGACCAGTTACAAAATTAGCTCCACTGAATTTTAAAAGACCTGCTGATATTGATCCCATTGCAACCGAGAATTTACCAGCATTTTCAAATTTTTCTGGTGATTCTACAATTGATAATAAATTATTAACATTTTTCTTTACTTCTTCTGTCCAGTTTTGTCTTCCCTCACCTGGACTTATCCAATCACTTAATGCATCCATTATGCTAGTTGCTCCACCAGCCGTACTAAATGCTAGAAGCCCGGCAGAAATACCACCCATTACAGCGATAAATCCTGCAGTATCTGCACCAATGCCTGGAGTATTTACGATGCCAAGTAAAGTTGTTACATTATCAACTACATGTTGAGCCCAGTTTCCTCCACCTTCAGTATTTGATTCTTTAGAGAACCAATCTCCCAACATATCGGTACCACCCGATAAAATAGCACCAGTACCAAATGCTGCGAGACCAAGACCAATTCCACTCATAGCTAAAGTGAATGCACCACCATCCTTTAGCATTTCCACATTACCACCTAAGTAATGCTTAATACTTAATAGCGATACCACATTATCTTTAATGTTTGTAGCCCAATCAGTACTACCTGTCCATTTTGCAAATGCGTCTGTAGTTGTGGCTATAAGAGAACCAGCAGAAAATATGGCCAAACCTGCTGCAAGTCCAGTCATTGCTAATGGGAATGAAGCGGCTTCAAATAACATTCCAATGTTTTCTAATGGACCATCAGCGATACTCAAAAGAGTTTGTACATTCGTTTTAAGGTCTGTTGCCCACTTAGTTCCTTTATCCGCAAACTGTGCAAGTCCAGATCCAGTAGCAAATACGGTAAGACCTGCACCTAATCCAGCTAAAGCAGCTGAAACTCCAACGCCGTCAAATAAAATTCCTAATCCAGCTAAAGTATAATCATCTGCTAAACCTAGTAAATTACCAACGTTCGTTGCAACGTCTGTAGACCACTGAGTGCCATCACTAAAATAACTTAAACCAGCATTTAGAGCGCCACCAACACCGAATGGAACTAACGCTGCACCTAATCCACCTATTGCTAATATGACAGCGCCATCCGCACCTAATCTAGCTAAACCATCTTCAGTATAGCGATCACCAATTCCTAATAAAGTTTCAACGTTATCTTTTACAGTTGTAGCCCAATCAGTAGCAAAATAATCTACACCAGCGTTTAATGCTCCACCTACAGCAAATGGTACTAATGCTGATCCCAATCCACCTAAGGCTAGAATAACAGCACCATCTGACATTAATTGTTTAAGAGTATTTTCTCCGTATCTTTCACCAATTGATAATATAGCTTCAACGTTTTTCTTAATTATATTGCCATCTAATAATCCAGCGGCAATAGCTCCAGCAATCCCAACAAGTCCAGCTAAAGCTCCACCCTTTAAAAGTCCACCAAGTCCCATTCCTGCCGCACCAAGTCCAGCACCAAAACCTCCACCTTTAGCACTAGTTGATTTAGATATTGGAGAACGTGCTTCTGCAGCTGCTTCTAATCCTTTCATCTTGGCTGTTTGGCCACGATTAAGGAATAATGCAAATTGGCCGCTTAAACGATTTACCGCAGCTTCTACATCCTGTGTAGATTTTTTATTATCTTTTAATTGTTGAATTACTGCGTTTAAGTCTGCCATTGCTTATCTCTGTTGCTGCTTAGCTTCTAACTCTTTTATATAATCAACTAACATAGCAATATAAATTTCTTTTTCCCAAGGTATCATATTGTCTATCTCATCTAAAGAATAATTATGATGTTGCATTAAGTCAAAATTAGTCTTGTAATAGTATTGTAAACTAGTATGAGATAGACCTAGAATAAAAAAGCTTGAATTCCTTCTATTTGTTGTTTATTTTCATGACCACATGATTCACATTTAAAATGCGGTGTATGTTGTAATCTCGGTAATTGATCTACAAATTCTCTAATTTTAGAAAATTGCGCGCTATTCATTGAGCTTAAAAACTCTACTAATTCTTCTTGAGTTGTATCAGAAGCTTTAATGTATTCATTTTCTGTAACGATAGCTGAAATACATTGAGCAACGATACCAAGAATTTGATCTGTTTGTGAAATATTCTCATTTGTTTGAATAGAACTTACTACATTATCAAAGGTAGGTTGTTTTAATTCAACAAAAAGATTTTTTTCGAGTTCAATTTTATCGGTTAATTTTTTTCCGTGTGGAGGAACAATTTCATCTACATTAATTATTACTTCATTCTCGTGTTGACAATTCTCGCACTTCATTCCAATTGTAGTAGTTTCACCTACTGATTTTGCTCTAATTTTTAAGAAAGCATATTCAATATCTACAGCTGTAAGATCTTGTCTTTTAATATCATCTGCAACGCACGCTTCAACCATATCTCCAAGAGCTAAAACGATTTGACGCGGATCTTCTGATTCAGCAGCTAACATTAAAATTTTCTCTTCTTTTACAAGAAAAGGTCTAAATCTCACTTTCGCTTGAGTAGATGGAATAACCATCTCATATTTAGGTGTAGCATTAAGCTGTGGCAAAGCCATAATTTAGTCTCCTATATATTCAATCCAATATTAAACATTCCGTCTAATCCAACTTTATTATCTATCCATCTTGTATAAGAAAACGATACATTTAATTGAACTAAACCATCAAGTTCATTTGATAATTCAATTGAGTTCATTGTTGTTGGAAATGCTTCAATCAATTCACATGAATAAACTGAACCACCTCCGATATCTATATTTCCACTAAGTGGACCGAGAAGCCCGCTACTAAATCCTGCAATTGGTCTTCTAAGTTGATGAATACGTATTGATTTTTGATATTCATTTTTATATGCTGGAGTTCCATAGTTTTCATCTATGATATATCTCATCCAGCCATCGATATATTTTTTAATTCCATAATCATTCATGAGATAGAATGTCATGGCAACTTCTGGTACTGCATAACCATATGCAATCTTTTGTGATTCTGCACCGATTCTACGATCTGTGGTAAGAATTTGTTTTCCAGGTAATTGAACTTGGCTACAAAGAAAATTCATTTCTCTACTTGTTGGTTCATTTTCAATGATACCCGGAATTGATGGCAATGAAAATAAACTTGCAAGGAATCCACCAAATCCACCAGAATTACTCGATCCCAATGGTGGCATTTCAACTAAAAACTGATTTGCTTTTGCAAACCCAAGTTTTGTATTCGCTAATGTTTTAAGATCGTCTACTGATGCCATTAGATCGCTTTCCTTGATTGTGAATACACAAACGATGCACTTGATTTTGCCCAATCTTGTGTTGGTAAAAATACTGCAATCTCCCATTCAGTAGGAGATACTAAAGCAAAACGACTTCTTACATGTTCTGTAAGATAGCGTTTAAAACATGGTTTAAAGTATTTGTATCTTGCTGCACCCTGTAATTTATTATAAGTGAGATTAAATTTCGTTGTTTCATCATAACGATCATTATTTGTAATATCAAGCAATGAGTCCAAAAACTTAGCACGAAGAACTGGAGGTAGATAATGAAGATTCAGACCAGTAAATCCACCAGGTGCACGACCAACAATGATTGTCAAAGGAAATCTATCGTAATATGGTAGTGTATCTTTTGTTTTTGGATCATAATAATACATGAACATACTGCCCATGATTTGTCTGTTCTTTAATTCAATTTCTTCTTCGCGCATCAATGCACTACGATTGATGCGACCCAACTGAGCCGCCTTTCGGCGAAACCAATTGCGCGACTCAGCCGTCCTGGGGGTGATACCTTTTTTAAAAGCTTCTAGCTCTAGTTTTTGAAATAGATTACTCATGAATCTATTTATATCTTTTTCTTAGGTTTTTTACGGCTATATGGTCTAAGCTTTTTCATCGGCTTTAATTTTCCAGGCATTGATTTTGGCAATAATCCCATTTCTTGTAAAGTCTTTTCTGTCCAGATCTGAAATTCCCAACCACGATCTTTTGCATATTCACTTGCAGCTTCCCACTTATTCATGTTCTTTATATAAGTGAGACCTTCGTTAATATATTTCTTTGTACGTTTTTGGCCTGTAGGAGGTGCAGTTTCTTTATCAGGTTTAATTTCAACTAAGATGGTTTTTCCTTCCATCTGAATCAAAAGATCTGGAAAGTATCGGTGATACTTCTTATCTACTTCGTAATAATATGGTATGATTAATTCTTCGGACGACCACTTCTTTACTTTCGGGTTTGCATCGCACCACTGAAAGCATGCTTTTTCCCATAACGAACGATAAATTACATTATCGAAGTCGCCTTTATATTTCTTTACGTTGTTTACTTTATATCTACCAGAATATGCCATGATTTATATATAAATAAGCTATAATACTTTACACTTATTTATTAGGATTACACAATGCCAATAGGATACGGATTAGCTTACCCGATAGAAAATGATCCTGCGTATACAGCTCGTATACGATTTACGAACTATAAAATTAAACCATTGAACGGTAACGAAACAAAGGCATTGCGTGAAGGGTTGTCAGGTGCTTTAAAAGATAATGTTGGTAAATTTAAAAATACTTGGGAAAATTTTAAATCTACTGATACAAAATTATCATCAAAACTCGATGGCAAAGATGGTAATTTAAGGGAATCGTATGATTTTCTAAAAAATAAAAAAACTTTAAGTAGCACATTAACTAGTGTTTTAGGAAATTTTACTTCTAGCATAAGTTCTATTTTGACTGGTTCCCCTAGTTCAATGATATATGATTCAACTTCTCCTTCTGTTCATATGTTCGTTCCGTTATCAATGGCATTTTCAGATACTATTCAATATGAAGGCGCTGCTCTTGGTGCAGCTCCTGCCGCATTTGCAAATGCAGTAGCAAGAGGAGATGGTAGTGCTTCAGCCATGTTAAAAGGAATTGGCGAAGGCGCTATGAGTGCTATTAATACTGTGATAAATGGTACTGAAGGAATGTCAAATGATGCTGCTCGTCTTGCAGCGTCAAGAACTATTCAATCGATTCCTCTTGTAAAAGGTGCATTTGGAAATGCAGCTGCATTTTCTTTTCAGGTTTCAGTGAATCCAAATACAAGAGCACTCTTTAAAGGTGTAACTCTAAGAGAATTTACTTTTAACTTTAATATGATTGCAAATAGTCAAAGAGAAGCAGAACAAATTGAAGCTATTGTAAAACATTTCAGATATAAAATGTATCCATCAATCTTTGATCCATTTGCAGTTGATGGTAATCTCACATCTCCTTTTGCTTATAAATTCCCAGATCTTTTTAAGATTGACTTTAGACTTGGTAATACACGATTGAAAGTACCAAAGATCCATCCTTGTTATTTAAGAAATGTTCAAGTAACATATAACCCAACAGGTGCAACGTTTCATAGAGATGGACGAGCCAATGAAACTAATATTACTTTGAGCTTTATGGAATTCAGAGCACTATCACAAAAAGACATTGCTGCGGGGTACTAATGGCTTATTTTTCTAGTTTTAATAATGTTCTTTATTCATTTGGAGATGATCATCTTTCTATAGAAAACGTATTTGAAAATTTAACAATTTATAGTGACGTAATTGATCAAGTAAAAGATAATGTTTCTTTTTATGATAAAACTTATATTCAAGAAGGTGAAAGACCTGATCAGTTAGCATTAAGATTATATGACGATCCATCGTATTATTGGACATTTTATCTCATGAATGATGGAATACGTCAACAAGGTTGGCCTATTGATCAACAACAAATGTTAGAAACTATCGAAGAAGTATTTCCAAACTTTACAGTTACAGTGAGAGAAGATATTACCAAAAAGTTTGATGTTGGTCGTGATCTGATTGGTCAAACATCTGGTGCACGTGGAACTATCGACCATAAAAACTATGATTTAGGTCAACTTATTATAAAACTTGATCCTGGCTCTGTAGACTTTCAAGTCGGAGAAATTGTAAGATCCACAAATGTATCATCTGATGTACAAACAGCCGAAACATTTGGAGCATCAAAAGAATATTTAGCTGCACGATATTATCTTGATGGAGACGGTGATGTGGCAGATTTCGATCCACTTGTTGGACCTGGCGCATTACTTACAGAAAAAACTTATCTCGATACATGGGTTGAAGAAAACGATAATTTAAGGCAAATACAAGTAATTAAACCGCAGTATCTTGGTAAACTCGAATCTGCATTTAATACGGCGGTAAGTGAAGTCTAATGTCAACAGCTCAACCCTTTTTTATCAAAAAAGCGTTACTTATAGCTAATCGAACAGGATTAGGTAATAAACCTGCGGCTCATGATATTTCGAAAGCAATGGTTGACATTGAAATATTTGAACATCTGAGTTTACCATATACTACGGCTTTAATATCATTTTCAGATACTGCTGATACATTAAGCAGTTTAGATATTCAAGGTGCAGAATATATAGAACTTACGATTGCAAATCATACAGAAGCCCTTACTATTACTAAAAATTATTATATTACAAAGGTTGAAAATGTTGTTCGAGGTACTGAAAATGCAGATTTAATCGTATTCAATTGTATAGATGAAATAGCTTTTAGATCACATTTATTTAATGTTAATATTGTCCTTGATGGCACACCATTACAAATGATTGGCCGAATAGCACAAGATTATTTAAATACTAATATTCTACATAATGAAGAGAAATATTCACAATACCACAAATACATTGTTCCTAATTTAACGCCATTAGATACAATGAAGTGGATATCTCAACAATCAATT